TCGAGATCAAAGCCTCGAACATCTTCAGTTATGGAATTCATTTAGTTATTATCCTAGTATTATTACTCTTGATTTTTTAATCGGACAAAAAGGCAAATATTTAGGTCATGATAAAAAATTTCATCAAGGTGATTATTTATTCACGATTGACTGGGCTCACCCAGAACCTAATATCTTGGATACGGAGCATTCTGAAATACCTTCAGAACATAAGTGTGGACACGTTCTGGCTCTCGATAACGGCAATTACGCTATTCAGCCTAACAATCGTATTCTGTGGCACATATCTAGTTTTACTACTTCATCACATTGGCCTGACTATATGGTCCAGCATTCAGAATGGAATGTCGAAAACAAGGGATGGGTAACTGATGATACTGATAAAATGTTTTACCAGACTGATAAAAAAAATAACACCGAATGAGTGTATCTACAAACTTTGGATTGGAGGATGTTGCTTACAACAACATTGTAAATGCAAAGATGACTAAGAACATGAGTCAATTCAGAAACATGGTGTTTATATTCTTTGGAACAATAATTTTTTTAACTATCATAGGATTTATAAGTAACCGAACGGAACCCGCCTTTAAGGCTAACACGAAACAAGAATTTATAACAAACATTAACAAATGTGTAGACTATTTAGAAAGAAATATTCCTGTAGATCAAAGAGTAAATAGAAGATTAATTGTAACTAAAGCTTCTTTAGAATCAAATTATGGAAATTCAAGATTTGCAGTTCAAGGTAATAATTTATTTGGTATAAGACAATTTTCAAATTTAGAAAACGGTATACTACCTGATAAAGTTCCTCATACAGTCAATTGGAGAGTTGCTACTTTTAATAGTAAATGTGATTCAGTTAAATACTATATAAATTTGTTAAATTTTAATCATCATTATCAAGATTTTAGAAATGAAAGACTTTACCAACAAGATAATAACATTCAAAATACAACAAGATATTTTGTAAAATTAGAAAAATATGCTACTAATCCTAATTATCCAAATTTGTTAATGCAAACATATTTAGAAATTTATGAAACTAAGTGAAAACTTTACATTAGCTGAATTAACAAAGTCTCAAGACGCAATTAGATTTGGAATTGATAATAAACCAAATGTTCAACAAATTGAAGCATTAAGAGTTTTGTGCATTAATATACTTCAACCTATTAGAGATCATTTTAAAATGCCTTTATCCGTAAGCTCCGGGTACAGATCTGTGGCACTTTGTGAAGCAATTGGCTCTTCACGCACGAGCCAGCACGCGCGCGGGGAAGCAGCAGACTTTGAGATATTTGGCGTACATAACAAAGAAGTAAGCGATTGGATTGTACAAAATCTTGATTATGATCAATGTATATTAGAATTTTGGAGTTCTGACGACCCTAACTCTGGATGGATTCATTGTAGTTACACATTGGAAAGACAAAATAGAAAAGAATATTTGCAAGCTCAAAAAATAAATGGTAAAGTTGTTTATTCAGAATTATGCCCATAGCTAGAACAGGAATGCGACAACAAATAGAGGGAAAACTTAGAGGTGCAAAACCTACAAGAGCTATGTTAGCTTATAAAAAACAACAGAGATTAAAGAAAAAAACCACTAGGTTATAGACTAAAACATCTCTAAATGTTAATATAATCCTGATTATAATCATCAGGAGCCTATGACTAAACTATGTCCTAGAGGCAAAGCGGCCGCTAAAAGAAAGTTTAAGGTTTATCCTTCAGCTTATGCAAACGCTTACGCTTCAAAAATATGCGCAGGTAAAATTAAAGACCCATCGGGTGTAAAAAGAAAAGATTTTAGAGGACCAAAACCAATGGCTCAGGGCGACATGGTAAAGGTTAAAAAATACAATAGTGGAGCTATTACACAATCAAGCCCAGAACAACTTGGGCCACAACCAAAATATACTGTTACTCCTGAGGTTAGAAAATCTGAAGAAATAACTGATCAACAAAATATAAGTAGACAAGGTTTTGGTTTAAGTTTTGGAACACCAGCAGGTAAATTTGCTGGAAACATTGACTACACAAAAACTAGGATTCTTAACCCAGGTTTTGAAATTGATCAAACAAGAAAATCTCTTTCGTATGATAATACAAGAAGATTAGGACCAGGAGATTTGTCCGTTAGAGGTGAAGTAAGTAAAACTTCATCCAGATCAAGTGAAGAAAATTATCCTGTTCCATCTGGAAAAGGTTTTAGTGCCATGATGAATTATACAATTCCACTTGGAGGAAGAAAAAAAGGCGGTGTTATAAAAAAACAAAAAATTGGTCATACAAAAGGTGGTTTTATTGAAGGTAATTATCAAGATTTTGTAAATGAGCTTATTAAATGAGTGGTTTAAAAAAATGGTTTAGAGAGAATTGGGTTGACATAGGTGCTCCTAAAAAAGGAGGAGGATATGAAAAATGTGGCAGGGCTAAAGCTGATGGTTCCGGCAGGCCATACCCAAAATGTGTACCAGCAGCCAAAGCTGCTAGTATGACAGAGAGCCAAAGGAGATCAGCAGTCGCCAGAAAAAGAGCTGCAGGTAATGTTGGACCTAAACCAACAAATGTTAAAACTATAAAAGCAAGTGAGGGAAAAATGTTAAAAGGAAAACAAAAAAAACTAGATGTTAACAAAGACGGAAAAATATCTGGTGATGATTTTGCAATGCTTAGAAAAAGTAAAAAAGTAAGAATGCAAAAGAGAGATGCTATGGGCGAAGAACCAGAAGCTATGATGGGTGGTGGAATGTATGGAGATCCACGAATGCTTAGAAGAGGAGGAATGGCTAGAGGTCAAAAACCTATTCAAATTAAAAAAGTTCCATTTAGAGGAATATTTTAATGAGTAAATTTTTAAAATTAGCTGCGATGAAAAATGGGGGTAAAGTTAAAGTTCAAAAAGCTGTCATTGGATCTTTAATTGGTAGAGGGGCTAGAAAAGGTGTTGAAATGTTGACTGTTTCTAAATCTGCAATTCAAAAAGGTGCAAAAGATAAACTTGCTCGAGATAAATTTCAAGAAGCTTCTAAAAATTATCAAAGAGGTAAACCTGAAGGTTTAGAAAATATGAAAGTTTTCGATAAAGCACCCAAATCAAAGGTAGCTTCTGCTTCTGAACTTCTTGAATATACTGTTTCTAAATATCCTAAAAGAGCATTCGTGGGAGCTTCTGCTGCAGGAGCAGGCGTAGGTGCTGTTGGAGTGGAAATAGGAAGACGTATGGAAAAAACAAATGCGCTTGATGAAAAAACTTTTTTAGGAGCATTAAGAAAAATTGTTAAGGGAGAATAATGACTACTTCAGGCACTACAACATTTAATTTAGATATATCTGAAATTATTGATGAAGCATATGAACGATGTGGTTCTTTAACTACATCTGGATATTCTTTGAAAAGTGCAAGAAGATCTTTAAATTTGTTGATGTCCGAATGGGGTAATAGAGGAGTGCATCTTTGGAAAGTAGAATTAAAAGTTCAAGAACTAACAGCTGGAACGTTTGAGTATGCAACACCATCAGATTGTAATGATGTTTTAGAAGCATATATTTCAACTTCTTCTGGCACAACGTCCAATACCAATGATGTTAGTTTAGATAAAATTGATAGATCTGCGTACGCTAATTTACCTAATAAAGGTCAAACAGGTCAGCCATCACAGTACTACATTGATAGACAAACAACACCTTTGCTTTATTTATATTTAACTCCAGATAAGGTCACGTACACGCACGTGAAGTATTATTATATGCAACGTATTCAAGACGCTGGAGCATATACAAATAATCCAGATGTTCCTTTTAGATTTTTACCATGTATGTGTTCTGGACTTGCTTATTACTTGTCCATGAAAGTTAATCCTAAAATGACAGAGTCATTACGATTATATTATGAAGACGATCTATTAAGAGCTCTTCAAGAAGATGGTCAACGAACGTCGACCTATATAACACCACAAACATACTATCCAAATTATTCATAATGGGTTTCTCTAGAGGTAAATATTCGCAGGCTATATCCGATAGAACAGGACAAGCTTTTCCATATACAGAAATGGTAAAAGAATGGACTAATGCTTTAGTTCATATATCTGAATATGAACCCAAACATCCACAATTAGATCCGAGACACCATAAAGCTGATGATGTTGCTTTACAAAATACAAGGCCACAAGATTTTACATTAATCTCTGGTGGTAATGGTGAAGCTACTGCTAATTTAAATTTACCAGGAGAATTCGCTTTTAATTCATCAGGTATGGTTCCTGATAATCCAA